ATTTTTTTTTTTATAGAGTAATAAGAACAACGCTCAATAAGACAAACACAGAACAAAGAAGAAACGAGAACAACAAATTGACAAATGAACAGAAGTACGGTACCATATTTATAACAATTCATAATAACGGCGCTAACCTAACCCTAACCAACAAAAGGAGAGCTGTGAGAACCAGATATATCATCCTTTCTATATCTGTATCAGGCTTTCTAGCTAAACAAAACGAGGACAGATTTATAAGAGGTGCTGCCGTGACCATAGGTATATGCAAAGCATTCAAGATATTGACACAGCCAAAGGAGAAAAGATCATGAACCAAACCAGTACATCACAGACTAGCCTAAAAGGCATAACCCTCGATGCTCACGAAAGAAAGAGAGTAGAGACCAGGCTCAACATACTCGGAGGAAAAGAGTACGGGCCTATGTGTTACAAGTGTGATTTGACATGGCTAAACTCTTCTAGCATCAGCAATGAATGCTCAGACAACTTGTGTAAAAGAATTATCTCCTCAATGACCTCCCAGAAATGCAAGAGATATGAACAACCCAGCTATGCTTTTATAACAACCTGCCCTTGCTCAGTATTTTTCCGGACAGAGGTCATAAACTTCTGCAAAGCCTGTTTAAAGGAGGACAATCAATCATGAGTTTAATAGCGAATAATGAACAAGCCAGACAAGCACGAGACCTGATCTTCCAGATCATAGACAAGGCCTTGGAATACAACAAGATATACAGCTTATCCAAACCTCCAGAACTCTCTTTCCTAACCTTCAAAGCACAGCTCTTCGAAGTTTGTGCTTCCCATCCAAGAAGAAGAGAATTCATTCTCCAGGGAGGCTCCCCAAGCTTAAACCCTGACAAGCAAGCAGTTCTAATAAAACCAAAGAGAAGTGTAATACACTCAGAGAGCTTAGTAGACAATCTTGCAGTATATCAAAACTATCTTTCCCTTCTCACTCCAGAAGAGGATGAAATCCTAGCCCAGCACATAGGACTAGGTCCTGCAGACTTCTTCTCGCTCATAGCCGAGCCAAGCATTCCAGAAGATCGAGCTTGCCTGATAATCTTCCTGTATTTGTTTCACAAACAGCCTTGGGGTAAAACCTTATTAAAACCTTATTAAAACCTTAGTACGTTAATATAAACCAGCAGCTTTTTCAACAATCGAAAAACATGGAGAACAGTCCTTCGGACTAGAATAATTTTCTTTTCCTCGTGCTATTGACAATGCCGTTCATATATGCTATAATGCCTCATACTCGGTGGGACTTTGTCCCCCCCAAGCGCATAACGCGCCCAGCGTGCAATAATGCACAAGATGGTATGAATGAAAGGAGAATAAAAAATGGCAACTGGTTTGGAACATGTATCTGGAAAGGTAACTATTGTACTGAATTATAGTTACTACAGAGGAGGAATAGATTATGCCTAAAAAGAACTTCAAAGAAGTAATGTTTGAAGACCTGAGTTTTGCCGATATTTCCAAGGACGGTTTAATATACAGGTTTAAAGCAGAAGATATTGAGCAGTTGTTGGCTGGTTTACCACAGAACAAGATAGGTTGGTATTTCAATACCAGTTTAGACAGGCTATGTGCTGAAAAACACGGAGAATTCATATTTGTAAATCCAAGTAAAGTAAGCGAAATCAAAGGCTTACCTATATTATTCGGCATAGATAAGGAATAATATCATGAACAAGCCAGAAGACAGATTACTAATAGTAAAAGAATCCTTGCTTATGGCAAGTCAGAGATTACGTGCAGCAAGAACAGAGTATAAGGAAGCATGTGAGATCTTCGATGATCTCTGCGATGAAAAGCTTAGGCTTGAGACAGCGATTATAGAGAACGCAGGAAAGGTTAAGAAGATTCCTTTAAAAAAGCCTAAGATATCTATTAGCCCAGCAGAGAAAGCAGCAAAGGCAAAGAATGAGTACGATGAAGTTCAAGCATTGTTGCGAAGTCTGGGACTGAAGAGGGAAGGAGGTGAGGAAGAGTGAGATGCAGGACGGTAATACTTTTTCTTGTCTTTCTGCTTATCCTATGTTTTCTTTTCTTGTTTATAAGAATAGACAAAGCGAGCAATGCAAGCACCGACTCAGCAACTGTTGCTCCAGAGATCTTTGCGAGAGCTCATAGATATCACGGAATAAGCTTTTCGCAAAAAGACCAGAAAGGCTGGTTCTTTATTCGAGATGGAAAAAGATGCAAGGTCTTTACACAAGCATGTCTGGAAAGGATAGGCAGATGAGAGGAAGAAGAACAAAATCAGTTCTTCCGGATCTTCCAAGATTAGCAAGTCCAATGAGATTGCATAAGACTCTTGACCTAGATGAAATTGAGGACAACGCAATCTCAATCTGCCCGTTTTATGGTCAGTGTTTAAGGTATGCAGCTATAAAAGCATGGACGGCCTGGTCATGTAAGCATTGCAGGATTTTCTTGGAAGAACAAGAGAGACATACTATTGAGAAGAATGGAGAGGATTCTGGAAAAATTGGAGATATCGAGTATGATACTCCAGCGAATAAATAACATGAGTGCTGAGGTGGCGGAATTGGCAAACGGAGAGTGAACTCCAATACCAAAAACTCTTGCCATTGGTAGACGCACATGAGAACACAAGGGTACAAACTTGGATGAATTCATCATGTTAGAAGTTACTACTTCTGTGCAGGTTCGAGTCCTGCTCTCAGCACTTTTAAAGAAAGGAGATTTAAAAAGTGAAGGATTACTATGAGGATAGATTGAGCACAAAGCTCAAGAAAGGACACAAGCTTTCCTTGAAGTTTCTCACAGAAGACGAGATTTATCATCTTCACAGAAAGCTCTGGAGTTATATTAAGATAAAAACAAGGCAGCATAAAGGCTCCTGGAAAGAAGGTTATTTTAATCATATATCCACAGGACAGGAGATTAAACACTCCTGGCCTTTGTGGAATTATCTTGAGATTCCACAAAATCACTGTTTCATGTGCTTCTCACAGATGGTTGACTTCTGTGGCTGCACTAACTGTCCTATTTCAAGAGTTTGTCTGACCACCTATAATGATTGGTATAACAAAGGAACAAGCAACGTGCCAGAAATCCTATCAAAGCTCGAAAAAGGAGAATACCTATGAATAAGGAAACAGCGGTGGAGAGTATATTAAATCTGATAAATATTTAACCAAGGAGAGTAAAATGAACAATCAAGAACTATTAAGACAACGTCCAGAAATTTTTGACAACACTATTATCAGCACTTACACCAAGTGCCCGAGGAAACTTTACTGGTTTCTAAGAGGAATACGAGCAGACACAACTCCTCCGTACTTTACCTTTGGTAGAGCATGGGGAGCTTTTCAGGGTTCTTGGCATACTGAAAGAAATCAAAAAGCAGCCTTGGATACTGCCAGAGCCTTATGGACTAAAGAGATGCCTCAAGAAGCTGGAGATAACACTCTCGAAAACCTCATAGAAATGATAGAGCTTTATACTCAATTCTATTCTGCTCCTGAACCCTGGGAAGTAGTAGGTTCAGAAATGGGTTTTCAGCTTCCTTTATCTAAGTCCTCTTCCATACTCTATGCCGGAGCACTTGATCAAGAACTCATTTGGGAACCTTATGGAACAGTAATTAAAGAAGATAAGACAACGGGCCTATATATAGGAAAAACATATATGGCTCAGTGGGACTTCTCAACCCAGGTAACCGGATATCATTGGGCTGGTCAGGAGATCCTCGGAAAGGAAATCTTCGGAGTTCTTATGAACTTTGCTTCTAAGAAAAGAAGGAAAGACAACGAGCTTCGTTTCATGCGAGATGTTCAAAAGAGAAGCAGGGATGCTTTGGAAACCTGGAGAAACGATACACTAAGAATCTGTCTTACTATTCAGAAAGAATGGGATACCTGGGAGTGGCTGCCTCTAGGCACAAGAAACCCGAGCACATGCGCCGGCGGTCCAGGAATGTCAGCATGTGAGTATAATGTTCTCTGCAGGATGGAAGTTCCTTTTACTCAGATCAACCCTCTTGCACTCAGTGGATTTAAGGAAGTAGCAACTTGGGAACCTTGGAATAGGCTAGGGGAGGATGAATAATGCTTAGTCCTGGTAAAATAAGAAATTGGAGAAGAGATGCTATCATAGTCCTCAGCGAAGAAAAGAACTTTTTTGGAGTCTTACAGAGTTAACGCTCCTGATTTATCAACAAAGTACATAGAGCTTAACAAGAGGATAATGGAACTTACTACCGAAGTAGAAGTTTTGAGCACTATTTTGAGAGCAGGACACAAAGAGAGGTAAGAAAGATGACAGAAGAGTTAATTTCCATAACTGTAAATACCTCTACTACTTTAAAAATAGATAAGAGAAACATTAGAATAATAACTACGAAACAAAACGAAGTTCAGGATGTTATTTGTTTTAATCTAATGCTTGTCTGGGATATGCTTGTTGAACATTTATCAAAAGTTCCTAAAAATTCCTCGGATTTTTCTGGTCTTCAGAAAAGAAGAAACGAAGCTATAAGTATACAGAATAACAGGAGAACTAAACAATGACCATACTAGAAAGTGCAAAACCAGCAGATGAAATAAACTCTTTTCAGAACTGGAAAGCCAGAATATGGTTGGGCGGGCCGTCTGGATCTGGAAAGACACAAGCCCTGGTAACCTTTCCTCGTTCCTTTGCAGGTAAGGCTAAGCCCATGCTAGTCATAGACTACGATGGAAGGTATCAGACCTTGTCTGGTCAACCAGACATTCAGATTATCAATCTTTTTGATCCAGACTCTAAAAGTCCTAAGGCCTGGCTAAGGGCTGAAGCCCTTCGCAGAGAGCTCTGGGGATTAGCCAAAGGAGAATTCCCCTACTCCATAGTAGTCGAAGATGGTATGACTCAGATGGGAAAATACGCTATGAACTGGGCATTGCTTCTTTCTGAGAAACGAGGTCTTGGTGGAGTACCTGCCGAGCAACACTATCTTCCTCAAATGAAAGCATTCTCAGATCATATTCTTTCCATGAAGGAACTTCCTTGTCACTATATTCTCAACGGTCACCTCGAAATGATAGAAGATAAAGAAGAGGGAAGTGTGAAATACTTGCCAAAGGCAATAGGCAAGAGTTCTCGTACTGAGCTTGCAGGATGGTTTGACGAAACCTATTATGCCTGGAGGATAGCTGGATCAACCACTGAGGAACCTCCAAGATACTTCTGGACTACCCAAGGAACAGGAAAGTTTGACTTCTGCAAGAGTTCTCTTAACAATCGAGGAAAGTTCTGGACTGATCCAGTTAGGATAGATCTAAACAAGGAACCTGCAGGATATTCCCTACTTTTAACCAAAAGATTTAAGACGTTGGTTTAAGGAGATATAATGCCATCAATACCTATATCAGAATGTCATATCTGTAAACCAGATAAATGGAGTCTTCTATATGTATCTAGCGGAAGATACATCTGCTCTTGCGGCAAGCTAATCACTCACGTTCTTGCTAGGAAAGAGGATATTTATAAATACCAAAAACCATTGATGGAAAAGGAGGTAGAATATGTAGAGATAGACATGGAACAGGCAGAAAACGAAACCCTAGATCTTATCGCTTAGTCAGTAAAAGCGCAAACTAACAGCTAATCACTAATCACTAAAGGAGATTTATTATGACCACATTGAGTTTTTCGAAATCTGTAGACGACATTGAAGAACCTGAACTTATCCCCGAAGACTGGTATGTATTCCGCGTATCCGAGCCACCTTCGGTCGAGGAGAACAAAGCTATGAAGGCTAAGAAGTCCTATGCCGATGGCGCTGGAAAGAACCTTGTTATCTCCCTTCGTCTGATATCAGACATCCAGGAATACTCAGGCCGAACTTTCAAGCTTTATCTTCCATACCCCGTAGAAGAAGATCTTAACCAGTATGATGGTCGTGGAATGCTCAAATACGATGCTAAGCTTGCACGCATAGCTGAGTTTGCAGAGAAAGCCACAGGCTGTAACGTAGAGGGTTCCGAGATTACCATTCTTCCCAATGCTCAGGTAGGCCTCTATCTTACTCAAGGACTTGATCAGGCTGGGGTAAATCTCACAAATTCCTTGGACTGGTTCCAGGGATTTATGGCTCCGGATGAGATAGGAGCAGATACTGTTGATCCTGAACCTTCCTTCGGAGAGGATGATCTGCCGATATAGCTTCACAGAACTTCTTGATATCTAAAAGACCCTCGCCTTTTTCAATAGTTGAAAAACAGCGAGGGGTTTTTATTAATCTTGTTTATCCAAACAAAGGAGATGAGAAATGAAGATTATAGCATTACACAGAGGTAGTGATTGGTCAGACGCAAGCGCGGATTATCTGATCCTACCAAAAGAAATGGATTTCGAGGCTGAGAAACGGGCTCAAGCTGCTTGGTATTCTTCCGAATACTGCGCAGCTTCAGCGCGCGGAGAAAGACCTGAATATATAAGTATAATAGATTGGCTTATAAGACGCGGAGCTGTTGAACCAACAATTGAGCAATTAGAAATAATATACATATAAAGATTAACGGAGAAAGGAGATGGTTACTGAAAGAGAAGATGAAGAAAAGCAAAAGGATATACATTTTCAGGTTTCGGAAAAACTGTTTGATGAATTCTTTCAGGCTTTTCCGGAGCGTGGAGAAAGGAAGATTATACTAACACAGTTTGTAAAAGAAGCTATTCGTATGCAGAGCTTGAAGGATTACTTTAGTAATCTCGTGGGCAAGCAAGTGCTTATGAATAGGATGAATGGAGGTAAGGATGTATAACCTTAGAAGATTACTTGGCCCGGCTCCGTCGGAGATGATCTTGGATAAGGTTATGGAAAGACTCGAGATTGAAAGATCAAGAGTAAGACAAGCAATCAATGACTGGAGAATGGGGATTAATCTTAAACCAACAAAAGAAAAGAAAGAAAGAAAACCAGGAAAAACAAGCAAAGCGAAAGCTGTGCTTAACGAATATGAACAAGTTCAAGCGATGTTGAAAAATCTAGGAGGAACGGCGCTATGACTGAAGAGTTAACAAAAGACGAGAAAATTTATTTTTCCTTGGTTGAGGATATTTTTATTCCTGAAGATAGGATGAGAAAGGAATTCGATCCAGAAGACTTAAGAAAGCTTGCCGAGAGTATAAAGAGGAGGAGACAGGATACTCCTGGATTGTGCATTATAAACGAAGATGGAAAGGTTCAGCTTGTTGCAGGAGAAAGAAGATTGAGAGCTTGTTCTCTAGCTGATGTTCCTTTCTGTTACAGAATCGTAACTTGTACTGATTCTCTCGAAGCTCTGGAAATGGAATATGAAGAGAATGTTTTGAGAGTTAATCTTAATTGGCTGGAAGAGGAGACTGCGTTTGTTAAGCTGCAGAATCTTAAGCAGCAGAAATATGGAGCGTCTAGACAAGGAGCTCCCGGAGGTTGGGGAATAAAAGATACTGCGGAGATAGCAGGAGTAAGTGTAGGGAAAGTTCATGAAGCTTTGGAACTTGCTGCTTATGCGGAGAGCTTTCCAGAAGTTAAGGAAGCCAAGACTAAGAAAGAAGCTAAGAAAATTGTTGATAGTATTAAGAGCATGAATAAACGAGTAGCCCTGCTTCAACAAGTTGTCTTGGAAGATGAGCAGAACCAACAAGGATCTGGAAAGATCTCTAAAGAAGAGCGAACAACATATCTCAATAATATGGAAAGGATTAAGTATGGAGATATGATGGAGCTTCTGCAAGAAGACGAGAATATTTACAATCTAGTATTGTTTGATCCTCCCTGGGGAGTAGATCTTGACACAGTAAGAGATAACGTGGCTGGGCAATTGCAATACAAGGATAGCGAAGAGGAAGCTCATAAATTGCTTCCTCGATGGCTCAAAGCTATTTATGATAAGATGGCAGATGATTCTCACATCTATATGTTCTTCGGAATAGTCAATTATGCTTATGTATATCAGTGTCTGGAACAGGTAGGATTTGAGACGAACGGCATCCCTCTGATATGGCATAAGATTGGAGCACATACGACAAGGAATCCAAGTATATGGCCAGGACTATCTTATGAGCCTATAGCTTATGGTAGAAAAGGAAAGAGACCTTTGGTTGCTTTGGGTAGAGGAAATGTTATTTCTGTAAAGACCTTGCCTTATGGTAAGAAAGGAATTCATCCTAGCGCAAAACACCCTGCAGTATATCTTGATCTACTTCAGCGAAGTGCACTTCCAGGAGACAAGGTTCTCGATCCTATGTGCGGAAGTGCTATGAGCGGAGTAGCTTGTGATGTCTTGGATACCACGCATAAGCTGAAGTATACTGGATACGAGATTGATGATAATTACAGGATGTTAGGGTTGGAGAATCTGGCTAAAGGCTATTATCAGATCACAGAAGAAGAGAATATAAGACCAAGAGAGGAGAGCGATGAAAAGACTAGAGAATGAGTCTTATGAGGAGTATAGGGAAAGAAGAATTAAAGCTCAGAAAGCTTTAAAGATTTATCTTAAAGGCAGGGTTGTCTGGCCTTCAAAAATACTTGGAACTCTAGTATATAGAAAGGAGAAATGATGCCTTATAATATAGTAATGGATTTCGAGACTACTGGAATAAATCCTCTTCAGGATTTACCTGTTCAAGTAGCTTATGCAATTCACGATCATCAAGGAAAAGAAATTGCTTCTCGAAGTATGCTGCTTAATCCTGAGAGATCTATCCATCCTGGAGCCGAAAAGATTCACGGTATCTCAAGAGATCGTCTTAAGACAGCCGTAAAGCTTCCTGAGTTTAGTGAATACTGGCACAGGCTTATCTGGAAATTCCAGCCGTGCAATCTGCTAGGATATAACATTATAAACTTCGATTTGATTATACTTCAGAGAGTTTTGGGCTTACATAAGGAAGGGAAGTTTAAATATCCTCCGATTGAAAAGATCGTAGATGTAATGTTCCTTGCTCAAAGGTTTTTCAAACAGAAAAAGTGGCCAAGACTTATCGAAGCAGTAAATAGATTGAGTATACCTCATGATCCAGACACATTTCATGATGCTCTGGTTGACGTGAGATATACCTGGATGGTTTATAACAGACTTATCTCCGGGAGGTAGCATGAAAAGATTTGCTTATATATGCGGACCCTTTACAAATCCTGTTTATTATAGAAGAAAGAAAAATATCCTCAATGCCAATGCTGTATCTTATATATATTGGAAAAGAGGATATGCTGTTCTCTGTCCTCATACAAACAGTGGTACTCATTATGGACGAATGGTAAAAGAGGACAATTACATCGAAGGCTATTTAAAGTTTATATCAGCTTTATCAGAAAGTCTTACACTTGTAATACTTCCAGGAGTAGAGAAGTCAAGCGGATCTCAGAAAGAAATTGCATTAGCTAATACACTACATGTAGATCTGGTTGAGATTTCTCCTTCTCTTCTTAAGCAATATGTAAGCATTTATACAAATGAAAAGAGGATTATAAGTTATAACGGAGATTCATAATGAACGACGAAGTAGATGAATATCTAAACAGCGAGATTGAACGATTAAAAAGTTTATCCCATACTCCAGCTGTGACTTCCGGACTAACGACTACTCGGATTACCTACGATGGGCCTATAGACTCGGATGTTGTGTTTATAGGCGAGGCTCCTGGATCAGAAGAGAATTACAGAGGTATTCCCTTCGTCGGCTCAGCGGGACAGCTGCTTGATCGGTGTCTAAGAAGCAGTGGAATAGGCAGATCTGAGATCTTGATCTGGAATGTCTTTAGACAACAGCCTCCAGGTAATGACGTAGGATATTTCTATAAAGACAAGAAGAAAACAGTGCTTACTGAGGAAGGGCAAAAGCATGTAGACGAGTTACGTGTCTGGCTTTACAAGCTAAGCAAGAACAGAAGAGAACTAGGTATAGGACCCTGGCTGATTGTAGCTTTAGGTGAGGTTGCCATGAATCACCTTACTGGAAAACGGGGTATAACTAAGAGAAGAGGATCTCTCTACGATTGCACTCTAGTTCCAGGTTTTAAAGTCTACACAACCTATCATCCATCACATGTGAATAGGTTGATCAACACTCCAGAAGAAGTAAAACTTCAAGGAGAGAAGAAGAAAGATAGTCAAAATGTTCTTCCTGTTTTCATGAGAGACCTGGCAAGGATTAAGTATCTCCTGGATAATCCTGAGCACAAGAACATAGAACGTCAGCTCAAGATTATCCGAGAATGCTCAGAGGGAGTAGCTGCCTTGGATGGATTGATTGATGCAGCGGAGGAGGCTGAAAATCATGATGATCCAAAGATTGAGGTATCTATAGACATAGAGACTTTTCCTCATATCTCTGGTCCTATTCTCTGGTGCATAGGTTTTGCACCAAGCCCTTCTTATGCTTTTACTATTCCTTTCTTAGAAAACCAGAAGTTTGTTTGGTCAACCAAGCAGGAAACCTTGCTTTTGCAAGCTATCTCAAGAGTATTTCTTCATCCTTGGATAAACAAGATCTTTCATAGTCACTACGATGTGGTTGTTCTTGGTAAGACTTATGGTCTACGCTGTTTTCCTGGAACATATCAGGATACTATGGTAGCTCACCAGATGAATCATCCATATCTGAGAAAGAGTCTTGCCCTTTGCTCTTCTATTTATACCTGGGAAAATTATTACAAGGATGAGGGAAAGGAAGCACTGGGTAACAGAAATGATACTCAGGAATTTATTTACAATATGAAGGATTGTGCGGTCACGCGAGAGATGTGGCCAATCATTAAAGATGAATCCTTTCAACTTGGAACGAATACTAACTATGAGACAAGCATGTATGTCATGCCTTCCCTTGTGGAAATGGAGATTAGGGGAGTTAAGATAGATCAAGAGAAAAAACAAAGATTAACTATAGATTTTGCTCAAAGAGCCAAAGACTACGAGGAAAAGATTAAAATCCTTATTGATGATAGAACCATTAACCTGAATAGTTCTTGCCAACTTAGCAAACTTTTCTACAATAAGTTAGGATGTGAGGAGATATACTCAAGAAAAACAGGAAGCTTAACAACAGACAAAGATGCTTTAAATAAACTTCTCAAGAGATACCCAACACCTACAAGTACGATTCATCAAGTCCTTGTTAATCTTGTAGAGTACCGAAAGTTTGAGAAACTTAGTGAGACATATACCTCGCTTTCTACAGATCAGGAGGGCAGAATACACACCTCATATGGCTTTGTATCTACCCTTAGGTTGTCCTCTTCTGAATCATCTTTCGGAGGTGGAGGTAATCTTCAGAATATTCCTGTAAGGACTGAAGAAGGCAGGATGGTAAGAGAGTTATTCATCGCAGACGAAGGTAAAACTCTTATTGCTTGTGATCTTGCTGGAGCTGAGGCTAGAGAAGTAGCCTGGCTTGCAGGAGATGAGAGATTAATCAATCTCTTTCTTGAAGGTTGGGATGTCCATTGGGAGAAAACAAAAAGAATATTCTCGTTTCCTGCTGATCTCGAGCTTCATAAAGATGAAATGATCAGCGATATATATACGGGGACTGCTCATAAGATGAAGTTCTATAGAGACCTTGGTAAAACCATAGTCCATGCAGGCAATTATCTTATGGGCGCAGAGATGCTTCAGATTATTCTGATTAGACAGGGAGTATGGTTAGAGCTTTCTGTATGTAAGAAGCTTCTCGCTGCTGATCGAGCTGCTAATCCTCTAACCGTTAAGTGGCAGCAAGATACCATTGAAGAAGTTAAAGCTACAAGAACACTGATCACTGCCTTAGGAGATGTAAGAATTTTCCGAGGTAGATTAAACAACAATCTTTTTCGATCTGCCATTGCTTATCGACCACAGTCTGTAGTAGGAAGGATAACTCAGATAGGTATTCAGAAGATTACAGATGATTTAGGAAAGCTTGATGTAGATATCCTCCTTAATGTTCATGATGAGGTAATCTGTCAAGCTCCTGACGAGAAGGTAGACGAGATTATTCCTATGGTCCAGGCAAGAATGATGCTACCTCACGAACTCAGAGGAAGAACATTAACTATTCCTACCGAGGTTAAGATAGGAAAGAACTGGGGAAGTTTAAAGGAGTATAAGATATGAACCTAGACAGATTTCGCGACGATCTTAGAGATGATAGCGAGAATCAGCTTGTTACAATTGGAGTGTATCTAGTAACAGTTCTCCAAGAAATTAATATAGAACTTCACAGTATACACGGCGAACTAAACTTTATAAACAATCAGACCATAAACCGAATCCAGCGATAATACTAAGGAAAGGAGATGGCTCGGAAATTGAATAATTGGCTGAAAGGACTAGAGGTATATGTAGAAGAAACAGAAGCACCGAGGAATTTTTGGTTTTGGGGAGGGGTGTTCACGCTTGCAGCAGCACTACAGCGCAAAGTCTGGTTGCCTTTTGGACTTAAGAACATCTACCCAAATATCTATGTTATGCTTGTCGCACCTCCTGCTGGTCGTAAAGGAGATCCATGTATGGTAGCCAAGCAAATGCTAGAGGCCTTAAAACTCGCAGTATCTGTAGACTCTACATCGAAAAGAGCTTTAACCAAAGAACTCGAGGAGATATCAAAAAGTCAGATATTCTATCATGGCAAGAAATCTAAACCCCAAGCTTCTCTTGCTATAATAAGCAAGGAGCTTAGTTCCTTACTTGCCATAGATCTTAAGAATATGATAGAAGTTCTCACAGATCTCTTCGACTCTCATGATAGATGGACATACAAGACTTCGTCCCAAGGAGGTGATTTCATAGAAGGAGTATGCGTGTCTTGTCTGGTAGCAACGACACCTATCTGGCTTGCTAATAATCTCCCAGCAGAAGCAATTGGAGGTGGATATACATCGAGAAATATTATAGTTTATGAGGAAAAAGAATACAAAGATGTAGCTATTCCCCCTATTCCTGATGCAAGGCTTTATCGAGCTTTGCTCGGAGATCTCAACCACGTAGCCACGCTTGTCGGAGAATTCCGATGGGAAGAAGAAGCGCAAACCTATTTCAAAGAATGGTATCCCTCGCTTAAGAAACTTCGCAGGCATATCAAAGATGATAGGATGCACCCGTTCCTGGGTAGACTGCACGTAATAGCCATAAAAGTTTGTATGGCTCTGCGAGTATCTTACTCAGATGATCTTGTTATAACTAAGCCTGATCTTGAGAAAGCTGTTTTAATATTAACCGAGATAGCTCGAACAGGAGGTGATGCTTTAGGTGGAGTAAGCACAAGCAAACTTGGCCCGATCAAAGAAAAGATTAGAACACAACTAAGACGCGTTGGCAAAGCAACTGATAGCGAACTTTTATCTTGGAACTACCGAGATCTCGAAGAAGAAACCTTTGAGAGTATTATGAAGACTCTTCTTCGGGCAGGTAAGGTTAAGGAAACCATAGACCAGAAAGGAATAAGAACCTTTCATTATATAGAATAAGGAGATTAAATGTATGTAAAGATCTGTGATATATGTGGAAAAGAAGTGATAGAGTTATACGCTATATATGTTTACTGTAAGTCATTGGAAATAGCTGAGACATGCTACACCTGCAAAGAAAAGATACGTAATATGCAAGCAAAGATAAATCTGATTGTAGAAAAACAAATGGAGAGATATATCAACCAACTTATCAGTGAGGCTAAGGAGAACAAAGATGAAAAAAACTTACAATAATCTTCATCCTAATCAGATCAGAGCAGCTCAAAGGAATTCATTCAAAGGTAGACTAGTAGGTATTCAGAACTCTTTTACCAGAGCTCTTGATAACACTTGGCTTCATAAACAGGAAGAAGTTCTCGTAGACGAAATTCAAGATAAAGTAAGAACTCTTCTTATCTCTTGGGAACCAAAGCTTCCGAAAGGAGAAATCTTGAAATGAGTGAATGGGTAAGACGATCAGGTATTCAGCTTGCTGTTCCCTTCGAGGAGAAACGTATCCTGTCCTGGCCCAAGCCTTGGATAGTTCAACCCAAGCTTGACGGAGATCGTTGTCGTGCACTTATCACAGACTCTGTTAAGCTTGTCTCCTCAGAAGAGAATATCATATCCACTGTTCCTCATATTGTGGATGAACTTGAGCGCAGCTCTGTAAATGTCAGGGAACTTGACGGAGAACTTTATATCCACGGAACCTCCCAGGCTATTGTTCATGGTATGGTGAGCTCGCAGAGGTTAGATCTTCATTCTGACTTTGACCAAGTCAAGTATTATATCTATGATATTCCAGACGAGAGCGTCTTCCAGGAAGTCCGCATAGCATATCTAGCTAGCCATTTTCACGAGTGGTTCAGCAGCTCTGCTCACATAAAATACGTTCCGTTCTATCTTATAGATAATCTAGATGAGCTCTATACTCTTCTGCGCTTCTTTCATGAAGAGAAAAACTTCGAAGGCTTCATTATCCGTAACCGTGGAGTAGGATACTATCGTAATCGCTCAGCTAAAGTAATGATGAAGTTCAAACCTGGAAGGGAAGATATATATGAAATCGTAGAAGTAAAAGAAGCTATCTCCAAAGATGGAATTCCCAAGGGAATGGTAGGTTCTTTCGAGTGCATTTCTCCACCAAGGCCTGAGGTTTTCTCTATTGGTGCTGGTAGGCTTCTTCACAGTGAAAGACGAGAATTCTGGAATGTAAGACATTTACTTATAGGCAAGCATGTTAAGGCAGGCTTTCAACATTTAACAGCTAAAAACGGAGTCCCTCGTTCTGGCGTAGCATTGGAGGTATTAATATGAGCCCAGAAGATCTTCAACATCTTGTACGAAATACTCTCATAGACGTAAAACTTACTACAATTAACTTGACTTTACTACGGGATAAACTAAATGAGTTTATTAACCAACAACAAAGCACTCTAGGTAGCCCTCGAACTTTTTCAACTATTGAAAAACCTGGAGAACAATCGAAAAAGCTTGTAAAGAAATCCACGAAGAAAAAGAAATGAAGAGAAGGAAAGGGAGATAGCTTAGACCAAAATCTATCTCCCTTCACCCCATCTGGCAAAAGATTAGTAACAGAGCAGGGCAAGATCGTAGTCTGTACATGCTGCTGCGTTATTTTCGGTAACGGTTATTTCGAGGGTCTGAGGTATCCCAGGAAGAACAAAGTTATCCCAGGCAATGTTTCCAGTAGTAATATTTGCCACGTTTCCTGTAATAGCTGCTGCCTGGGTTATAAAGTTCTTACCATCAGGAGACCATTTAAGCGTTATAGATATAGTTCCTCCTGTGTGCATACACACTACAGTCACGGTAAGGCTAGAGTTGATCTTCTGAGTAACATCCACGAGATGCGCCTTACCTGTGTTCTGAGCAATACTTCCACCATCTGCTAACTGAGTAACATTAATCATTTTATCCTCCTTATTCCTTTAAAAGAGTTTCTCCGGTTCCACCATAGTAATTAAAAATTCCTCTAGCCAATCCTTCCCACTTATCTTTTTGATATCCTCGTATAGCCTGTCCTCCTATGATTCCTCCAGGAACAGCCAGGGTCAGCGATCTTCCCAGGCTTTTAAGCCTTTGCTTAGCCAGATCAGGAGAGAGCTTTGCGAGCTCTGCCGCGCTACCGAGGGCATAATAAAGGGGAGCCCAGGTAGGAGGAATAAGCATTGGAGATACTTCTGTAGGCATTGGACCACCTAGAATAGTTGCTCTTGCCTGAGATCCTCTGAATCCTGCTCCATGAACCATAAGCTCGCCTGCGATAGCAGAACTAGCCATCCAAGTAAAGAATCTATCTATCTTATCTCCGGGAGTTCCACGCTTAAGAAACCAGCTTTCTAACTGCGTAATATAATTCATCCACCATGTCTGAAAGATAGCTCCAGTCTTGGAGATAACACCAAACTTAGAAGTTATCAAAGGACTATCTGCTATACCATATAACCACTGAGTGTCTCCGACCACATCAGTCACGAATTTATCCTTAGCTATATTAGCTATAGCATCTATTTCTTGTTGAGAAGTAGGAGCCTTGGGCAGTCTTTCCATAACTTCATCAAGCTGTCTTCTTACCCAATCATCTCGAAGATGGAAGTTCATCTTCTTGGCAAAGGTCTTAGGTTGATAGTTTTTAGGAGTAAGATATTTAGCCAGGTAATGATCCCATTTAGACAGCGCTGCTCCCCCTGCTGTATATCGAGTAAACCTATCTGAACCTTTAAACAACCACATTCCTACATCCCAAAGAGGTTTAAGAGATGGTACTTCTTTGCCTTTTATCGTAGATGAGAAGCTTGGAAGAATGGTTCCTGGCTTAAGTTCTTCCAGATAATCTCCGATCATACCTTTGCTTTGCATATATTCCTGGGTCTCTTTGGCCAAGCCTCTCTTATATCCCCTGAGTAACCAATAGGTATCTTTGATTCCTCCCATATCTGTAGGAACCGTAAGAAAAGGCTGGAAAGAGTTTCTTACCGCTGCGAAAGGTCTAAAGGACAGAGCGCCTTTGTAGACTATATCATTAATCTTATAAGCAAGCTCGTTAACCCTACGCGATGTCCAGACTTCGTTTTTTCCAAATAACTTACTCAGTCCTCCGATGCTATTAGTAAGCCATTGTGCAACCTTAGCATCGACCGCTGTGGGCTGTCCGAGCATACGTCCAAGCCAATAATCGAAATAGGTTTTATATCCTTCTGGGAGATTAGGCATCTTCTTAAGTTCTTCTCCTAGATAAGGATAGAGCCAAAGTTCCCTGGCTTGTCCGCCTATCCTAGCCTGGAGCAGTCTTGCAGGATCGCTGATAATATCCGAGGCCTCTTCCTGCAATCTTGTCTTTACAAAAGCTGCATGAGGAGCTTTACCTATGAGACTTAACCTTTGGTTAGTAACATCATGAGCAGTCTTAGATAATCTTATTGTATAGTTGTCTATGTAGTTGAGAAATCCTACTTCATTTCTTTTAGAAAAACTTAGTGCTTTCTTGATCTCTTCAAGATCCTTAGCTAATACCTCTGGCTTTCTTTCAGCGAACCAAGTAGGTTTCATACTTACCTTAACAAGATCCAAAGCTGTACCTACCTTCTCCATAACAGTAGCAGCTTTTAAATCTGCATCTGGATTAAGGATAGAAGACAGCACCTTAGCCAGTCCATTGCCTTGATCTCCTTCCCAGATCTTTGCGAATTCTCTAAATCCTTCCTCACTAAGATTCTTATCCGCAAGGACTTGTGGGATTCTCGTAAGAGCATAATCCTTATAGAGATCATCATGAAAAGGCTTATGGACTTCTGTCATGAGACGCTGGATAATATCTGGTTTACTTCTAAGATAATTAGCTATCTCTATCTCCTCAGCCCCAGTTGACTTAAGCCTGTCTAGTTCTACTGCAGTCTTACCATAATCCTCCCAGACTTCTTTAGTAAACTCTTTGGATCTCTTGAATCCAGAGATAATCTCTTTACCTCCGTACTTAGTCTTTACGAGTGTTCCGAAACCTCTATCTGCTAGCTGGATTACAAAATTAGTATAAAGCTGTAACTCATACTCATTAGCGTCTTTAAATGCTCCTTTAAGTTTCTCAAACATAGAATATGTTCCAAATGCTTTTTCTCCTCCACCTACTCCCTTCCTGATAGGAAGGAGAGCTGTAGGAACAAGCCAGTGATATCCTATATCAAGCTGCTTGAGCACGCTTTTAGGATGATCTATCATATCAGTTAAGAGATTCGCCATAACCTTAGAAGAAGCATTTTCCAGAAGAAATCCTTCTGCTTTCTCTCCAACGAATCTACCAACCTGGTGGTTAAACATATTTTGAAGATCTGGTTTACCTCCACCACTCATGCTTAGCAGTTTTTCTTCCCACTTAGCTTTATAAAAATCTCTTCTTTGCTTGACCAAAGAAGTATTCTGCCAATAGTCTAGTTGCTTAGCTGCGCTACTAGAAAGTTCCCCTTTCTCAAAAAGCTTCTGAAACTTCGGACTAGCCTTTCGAGGAATAAATGCTCCAGAGGGTCCAGGAACAGCTTTCCAAAGCTCGGGTTTGGCATTTCTTTGTATCAAAGCCTTAGCCTCATCCTCTGGAAGCTTCCAGGTACTTCTCACTTTCTCAAGCAATGATCTGGTTTCCCACCTAGAACCTGTGGGAATGGTATCTTCCAGAACGCTTAGAGACTTCCAAGGTTTAACAGCTTTTCCTCCAAGCCATTTACCTATCACTCCTGACTGAATAATACTCTTTGCTCCTTTAAACAGATATGCTGCGGGAATAACTGTTGCAGTATCCAACCCCAAGGATAGTGCTTTTTCTCCTATACTCTTTTCTCCGAACTCATCTCTTCCAGAAGGAAACAGAGCATACATGAAAGGAACCACAGAAGAAACAGCTTTTACTCCTGCATAGATATTAGGAAAGCTCCCTGCAAGTTGAGCTTCTCTTCCACGTAGTTCCTGATTAGATTCTCTTTCTATAGGAACAAAAGAGTTTTCTAAACTCACACTTTCTTTTTGTGAAGAATAACCTACGAAGTCCATTACTCCTCCTCTTCTTGAATACCAATCTCTGTGTTAAGAAGCTTAATTAGGGACTCAATAGGAATGCTGGCAAAGTTATCTCTCCAAGCCTTCTCTGCTCCAGCTTCTAAACCTTTCCCAAACGTAGGAGATGGAGTACCTGCAGCAGCCTTTTGCTCTGCGTGTTTTCTCACAAGGTCTCTTATTTGCTGAGTTCTTCTTTTCTTCTCATCTAAAGCTAACCATTCAAGAATAGTTATCCTCTTAGTAGGAATATTTTTAAATGCTTCTTTACCTCTTTGCAACTGCTCAAGTTCTTTCTCCGCCTTACTCTTCTTCAAAGTAGGATCTTCAACAATACTTCCGGGAGGTTTGTTATCCAGACTTTCGATATGTCTTCCAAAGGAATCATGCCAGAAATGTGACCCCCCTACTCCAGGAATCTTTTCCTTATACCAGAGCTGGGTCTCCTCTCCATTGACGGTTAATCCAGCCAGACCATCTGTAGGAAAAGGAAAGTATTTTCCATTCTCTTGATAGTACCCTGTCCAGAGTCTGGAAAAACTACTTCCTGGTTTCTTATCATATATTGGAGCTATAGACCAACCTGGATTATTCTTAAGAAAGTTTGTTTGCAAACCTTGCAAGGTATCTTTATACTGCTTCTGCCCAGCAGAAGTACCTATATTAATATCTTCCAGTTCCTTAAACGATCTTATATCCCCTCCGTACTTACCCCATTTCTCTTCAGGAATACCACCTTCTCCTGCACTATTCAACATCTGAACAGTACTCTTAACATTTGCTGGCACGTCCAACACAGCCTTAGATCCTTCAGAAGGATCTTCCCCTAGATCTATTTTCAGTGTCTTAGTACTTCCATCAGACATGCTTACTCCTGTCCTCATAGAATACTTCCTTCCATCAGTACTGACTATACGTTCTGCTGAATCAGGAAAAGGAATGAAGTCATGCTGAGCCATAAGGTTAGGACCGAATCCTTTCTCTATTGCTTTGAGATAAGCTCCAGAATCTATATCCCTTCCTGTATCTATGGTCATAGTCTGTCCAGTGTTAGGATCTTTCCTTGCATAGATATTATGAGGATTCCCTGCCTGATCCATATAAGACGTAACTGGTACGAGTTTCGGAGCAGCTTCCTCAGGAAGATTGGCTTTACCTCCAGCGAGATAAGCCTTGAGTCTATAATCATACTCTGTTTGAGCAACCTTTAGATTAGCCATCTGAGGTATGAGCTCTTCATCTCTTGTCTTCTCAAAACTACCTTCAGGTCTCTTTCCATAAATCCTTTCAAAGGTATCTATCTTTTTATCTTCTTCGCTGAACAAACCTCGAGCTACAGTAACATCGAGCAACGCTCTTTGCTGAGGAACCATAGTCTCAGCATACTGATCAGCTATACCTTGAAAATGTTTAAACAACTCCCTTGGTACTGTCTCATCAGTCGCTGCTTTCCACAATCCAGATAGAAGATCATTATTAGCTTTATATTCTTGATCTTGCTCTTGCTTCTTCCGCATCATTTCCATATTCTGTCTTGCAAGATCAAGCCTCTCCTGGTCCTGTTGATAATTCAGAAGTTGCTGTAAATCGTGCTGCGTTCTTACCGCTGCTTCAAAAAATTTGAGGGCCATATTATTAAACCTCGCTCTTTTTCAATAGTTGAAAAACTTTAGGAACTGTATCTAGCTAATCAAAAATGTTTGTATCTCCGTAGATATTACCTGTAACCTGTCCGTACTCGTTATATATAGTTCCACCCGATCCTGTTCCAGCAACACTGGCCCATATGTCTTGATAAGTAGTCTGTTGAGAAGGCCTATTAGCCATAGTATTAGTATATCGGTTAGCGATTGTTATATCATCAAGCCTATTTTGCTCGTACTGAGCTTGCTGATTAGCTATTTGAGCTGCTTGATTACCAGCAGTAGCATGAGCAGAATACGAAGATGTCTCTTGCTGTGCCCAGCCAAGTCTATTACTCTCATCGAATTCTCTTCCTCGTTCTTCGAGTTCTGCTCTCCAGCGTTCTTCTGTAGCTTCCAGGCCTACGTCGAACTCTCTGGCTTGCTCTTCAAGCCTAGCATAGATACTATCCATCTCAGTAAGGTAAGATGCTTGCTTAACCATCTGACCTCGAAGAACTTCACGGTTGACGAACTCATTTTCATAAGTAGGAAGAAACGCGCCATATCCTGATTCTGTTGCTATTGCCATTTTAGACCTCCGCTAATTTAAAACTGTCCAGTGGTAAAATAGAAAACTCTTGCCATGTGCAGTTAGGGCACTCGTAGTAAGTTTTATAGCCATTGATATTTGATCTTCCTTGCGGAATATCTATTACATAAAGCTCCATAGGCGTTTGGCAGTCTTTACATAGCTTACCTTTATATTTCTGGTAACGCTTAGGTTGTGAGGTAATCATTGCTAACTCATCTAAGGAAGCCTTAACCTCAGCAAAAACCTCAGCAGCTATATCCATATATTCTTGATGAGATATGTTATTATCCTCTAGAAAAATTAATAGAGGATGAACTTCATACATGACTTGCCAACCAAATACGTTGAGTTTATCTTTAATTTCTTCTTTGTTCATCATAGCTCCTATGCACAACCAGCACACTTCCATTCATATGTGCAAGTTTTGTACGTATAACAGGCACCTTTATCATAGCTTGGTGTAGCAAAATGCGCTGTACATCCATAATCTCCGAACTCGCCTGTGCAACCAGTTTCACATGTGCAAACATAAGGAGGTAGAGAACACCACTGAGTTGTTAAACCACACCAGCAGTCTATATAATAATACTTACCTAGGGCTCCTTTAACTACTAAATATCTTCCGGAACCTCCACCTGCGCAAGCAGATCCAGGAGTAGCAGGACATGAACCATAATCCCCACATGTTCCTGTAAGACACCATACTCCTACATTTGTTATACGTATGTCTAGGGATAGGCTTTGGCTACAGAAATCTGTTACGGTTACATGAACCGTTCCACAAGCTGTATCTCCTACATTAACATAGTTAGCTCCTACAGCAGTAGAAGTACCATACGCTAAAGTCGCTGTTCCTCCTGTAACGGAAATAGTCCAAGTAAATGGAGCTAATCCTCCAGAGAACTGAAGCAAAATATTCTCGTCTACTCCTGCTGCTGCTCTTTCCATCGTACTTGGAGCCGTTGTCCAAACCATCTCTACAGGATTACCGCAAGGATCGCATGTTACTCTTCTAGATTCATTACATCCACCACTTGGTCCTGGAAATCCCTGTTCCTCACAAAGCGAGGACCAGAACCTAATATCAAAGTCTATATATCCTGCTTCTTGACAAACCGTCGGAGAAAACTGTCCTGAGCACTCATTGATACCATCACAACCGTAGCCTGGAACATTGATACTCCTTACCTGTATTCGATTAGTAAAATCGTCCACAAAAAACTTAGCTTTAAAATGTCCTTTCTCTGCATCTGCATCCCATGAGAAGTCTGTACAATCCGTAACCTCAAAGCAATGCATACAAATCTGGGTAAGAACTCTATCTCTTTTTACAGCATAAAAAGGAGGTAGGAATCCTGTATCTACTTCCCAGAGAATTTCATCTCCAGGCTTGGTTTCTCGTACGATTGTACATCCACTGATTGCTCCTCCACCGAGGGCTTGAGGCCACTTAGGATCTAGATGCATCTTGTGGTAATCATCATCGAGGTAAGGTTTCTCAAACTGAGATTCGATGGTATTACTCTCTCGAATAAACCTCACGTGCTCAGTGAAGAAATTCCTCATCGAGGTTTTAAGATCATAGTAAGGTTTTCTATTACTAGTCTTATACCACATTAAACATCTCACCTATAGGCTCTATTACATAGAGCATGGAATAAATCTCAAATGCATATCCTGTGCAGACAAATTCTATTTGGAAGCAGTCCATGCCTTCCTTTCTATCATAAAGCTCAGGTATAGCTAGCCCGTATCCAGTACGTTCTAAATTCGCTGCGCTTGGCGTAGACAATACTGTTCCAGAAGAAGCTAAATCAGGATAAAAATTTGTGACTACAGATCCACCGGTAACCTGCTTAGCTTCAAGCCAAGCTTTTCTAAACGTCATTCTCAACGTAGTTGAATCTTTTTGCGTAGCGGCTATAGCTCTAGTCTTTATCTTGGTTACAATACTTTGACTAGCATTAGCTGTGTCCTTATCAACAGTACCGTTTTCCAGTCTATAAACAAAGCCTGTAGAGTTTGCTCCGTAGCAATAGAATCTATTATCAGATGATTTAAAGTTAAGACCACAAGTCAGGTCTATATACCTATCCCATTTAGGATACCATTCATCATTAATGTAGTTATAAACAAGCTCTCCTTCCGGAAGCAAGAAGTGATATTCGTTATTCAGCCTATCTACAAAAGCTTGTCTATTCCTTATATTTGCAGCAGCTATACAAGCAGAGTACTCAGTGTTGAAATACTGATCCACAGGCGTGCTAACCTTCTTAGGTTTTCTACCATCAAGCATATATATTCCATCTACATCTTGCCAGATAGCTACAGTGAGCACTTCATCTCTGTGCATGATAGGTACTCCACTTTCTATTACATAGCCCGTAGAAGGACTAGCAATACCCACAGTATCACTGACACGCAATGCTCCAAAGGTAGCAGGGGAATAACCCTCAAGAAGATAAATCTCGCTTTTCTTGTATACTATTAACTCATTATAAAATCTCCTAACCAACAAGATCTTATCCATATCTCCCATAGCTTCAGTATAACCTGAATCTGCTCCACAAAAACTATCTGGAGAAGCTTTGGAACTATATCTTAGTCTGTTAGGAAATTCAGGATCTCCCCAAGTAAACAGTCTTCCCTTGAATTCTATACATCCGTCAGTAGGGGCTAAAGCCTCTGGATAAGGAATATATGTAACTCCCCAGATCCGTACGTTAGTACTTACTGCTGCGTCCCAAGAGACTCTGTACCAGTATCCTGGAACACTGTCCCAAGGAAAAGATCTTCGAACTGCTGCAGCTACATTCGACGCATCCCAGAGAACTATTCCTGACTGGGCAAATGAGCTATCTGTTCCATCATATGTTCCATCAGAGAATGTTCCGCATGTAGTAAAAGCCAGTCCTGTCCAGACTTCTACAAGATCTATCTGAGAGTTCGCAGTGTTAGGATAGTCCCCATCAACTCCAAAGCCTATAGCTGTAATAGGTTCAGGGGTCTTGATATAGATATAATTATCCGTGCCTCCAGCTAGGAGATCTAGATACATACTTGTTGTCTCATTAGTAACTTTACCAGAGACATCATTGTATTCTGTTCCATCATAGTATCTACATCCACCTACCCATTCAAAGATACTATTCCATTTATTAGTCATCCTTTGCATAGCAAAGGTAACTTGAACCTTAGTAATCTTTACGCTTGCCGTAAGTGCTGCGCTGAGACTGATCTCATACCAGTAACCCATTCTTCCTTCTAGCACCTTCATAGCATCAGAAGAACTGGCAGTCCAGGAAATGGTTCCTGTCTGAGCAAAGGTAATACCAGCTACGGCAAGTATTGTTCCAGGATCAGTGCCTGCATCATAAGCAGCAAACCCCGAACTATCTACTGCTATAGAAAACGTATCAGCTCCTACGTAAGTAATAACATGAGTTCCATTTAATGCCGTCCAGTCTGCTTGAGTCACTCCAGCTATGGTTACAGATGCTCCAGTTTTTAATCCATGACCTACCCAGGTAATAACACAAGCAGCAGCTACACTTGCTCCTTCAAGAGCTACGGCGGAACTATTCACTGCTGTTCCATTAACCACAGCAGAGACTTCTGTCCAAGCTCCAGATCTCCATGCCTTAACAGTCACGCAAGATCTCTGAGCGTTTACTGTTCCTCCCATAGTAAACTTAACACCAGAAGCACGTTCCGGCGAACAGACATAAAACTTATCTCCTGCTACATTATTCAGAGTAGCATAAGTATCCGTTCTATTATCCGTAACCCATCTTGTATAATCCGTATAAACATCAGTAGCAAGATCAAACAATACTACGAAGCCTTTACAGAATGGAGTGCTTCCTCCATACACAAAAGGTACTCCTGCGCCGTCTCCGATAAACAAATGCTCATCAACGACATCCCAGAACAAAGGATTAGTACTAGTACTAACTCCTGTATCTGTTCCAGTCTCAACTCCAGTAGCTGGAGGAACATTAGTCATGTCATAGATCTTACTATTTAGATGAGCTAAGAAATGATTATCGTTATTCCTCGGGTGATTATAAAACATCAGGGTTTTTATCTCATGCGCTGAGATAGCTGTGGTATTATGCAGAGATGCTCCTCCTCTAGTCTTCCATCCTCCCGCCTTACCTACCCTTCTAATATTCTGGCCATCTACAATAGATCCTGGAGGTAGAAGAGTAGGAGGAGATATCCCATCATACTTTCCTACAAAATGTTCTTTGAACATCTGCATTGTCATAGGTATTCTCCAATAGTAACACCAGTGTTTTCTATGATTCTGCTCTCCAACCAAGCCTTGACTTCTTTCCTCTCAAGCTTTTCGAGATTTATATAGAGTTGAAGAACATTCTCACTTAGAGTAGAAGAAGGTTTAGCTAAAGCCAACAGTGTTGCTTCGAGCACAATTAGGTTATTACATTCCGGCGGAGTAATCGGAACAATTCCATAGTTATCTGTGCTAAACGTACTTGTTGTGGCAAGAGTCAAGACCCTGGTTGATCCAACGAAGTCGGAGATAGTATATCTCCCAGGAGAGTTTCCACTTATTACCTCGATTTCTGCTCCATTATAATAATCATTTCTCTTATCCGCTCGACGTGAGGCTTGAAGAGTAAGCGAAGCTACTCCTCCAGCTGCCGCAGTACCTGCATGAAGTTCTATATATCTTTGCTGATACCACAAAGTGAATGTTCCAGTATTTCCGGAAGTATTTACTTCTATAGTATTCTTCAAAGGATAAGCTTCAGTTCCCTGAAACGTAGATAACCCAGAAGCTGCTTGCCTACTCATACTTCGTTGTGCAACTGAGTTCAGCCAACTTACAGGATTTCCGTCACTGTCCTCTATATAAATAGGCTTAGCACAGTCAAACGGAAGAGTTAGCACAGAGTCCACAGCTGTAAGACTTGTCGACTTAACCAACCACTGACCAGAAGACTCGCTTACCATTCTTACCACAGAAGCATAAGCTAGGTTCAATCTACGCAGCAGGTTAAGATCTGACCACTGGGCTGCTACTGCTTCTCCTACGTTATCCCTTAACAGGTCTAACATATCATAAGCGTTAGTAATCATGTTAATACCTCATCATCATACTATCCTGAGGCGGCTGTTCTATTCCTCCAGGAGGACTTTCCTCTCCCTTAAAGTTCATACCATCGAGGTCTTTCAAAGGATCACTCGGCAAAGTCTGCAAAAGCATCTGACCTTCACTCATAAGTTGTTCCTCTGCTTGAGCCATCTTCTGTGCCATAAGATCTTTGACCACCTGAAACTGTTTGATCTTTTTCTGCACATTTCTGATCTTACCAAGAGTGCTTATTGCTTCTGGTTTCTGTTTGTATCCTTCAACCTCGCTTCCTCTCATATCAGTCATCATAGACCTCCTGCGATTGCTCGCTGTACTCGAAGAGTACTAGGTGTTTCAAAGATATACTCTCTTGGAACAGGCTGTCTCACTGCTGTAGCATACCAAGCCCAGTCCTTATTCCTTGCATGAACTTCATCCAAGAATTTCTTTTCCCTTTCCCTCATAATATTCCTGTCCATAGCCTCAAAGTAATCTGCCAGTTGCTTAACGCTAAACTTCCTAGTATCACCTTTCTGTAGACTAAGCAACACGTCAGCTCCGAGCTGTCTATAATCCTTCTCTTTCGTTTGAACAGTCATAACGTGGAAAGCCTGATCATTCCAGAACTTCTTCTTCTTTTCTTCTTGTCCTGGAAACTTCCAGATTTCCCAGCGTTTAATTGCTTCATTCCAGACAACATCTAATGCCTTGTCCAGGACCCAAAGTTGTTTCTTGAATCCCAGACTAGCTACCATATCTACAGAACTATCAGCAAATTTTCGACAGATCGAGAATCGCTTCGTGCTCTTCTCTTCTGCTACTTGTCCTATTAGCTGTATCATAAAGTCTTCCCCTTTTCACATTCCTGGATTCAATCCTGTGATCTTCGTAAGCGTAGTTTATCCTCGTTCTTACACCAAAGTCTTCTGGAAATTTTGCTACCAGATCCTTGGCCTTGGGATCTCCAGTTACGAAAGCCTGGTCCATCCATTTCTTAATCTTGAACTCTGTGTGCTCATCGCACGTAATATCAGACTCAGAGATATCAAACAGCTCATCTAACCTATCCTCAAACTCATGTCTTTCCTGAGGATAAACCCAAAGATTAGAAGGGCCTGCCTGAGCTTCCATTTCCGTACATCCTCTTACTACGTAAACCTTATTACCTACTCCGATTCCTCGAAGCTCTTTCTCCACGGTACTTCCAAGGGCCTTGGCCTCGGCCAGAGTATTCGTCTTAGTAATAGGAGAATACCAAACACCCAGATATCTTCCACCATAGCTGGCATAGCTTCTGAACTCAGGACCGCACTTACCTACAGGATGATCAGGATGTTCCTCATACATCTTCTTTTGCAGATCCTTCACAGCTAACAGATCAGTAATAAAATCCAACTTACACATAACTTTCCAACAGGAAAAGCAATTCCTAGACACAAAACCATACTTCTCAAAATACACATGATTCCAGGTAGAGCACTTTCTAGTCCTTTCAGGACTGCTCCAAACCCACAAACTATTAGTATCTAGTGTGGTTAGAGGCCCCCTGACAATCTTACCATCTTGGTAAACCAGTTTCATAGTACTAAGCTCCTTCATCACTGGGCCAAGAATTGCTTTTTCTAATTGCTCTCTATAACCATTCATCCTCTCTCTCCTTTAAAGAGGGTGGAGCCGTTGGAGAGTTAACGACTCCGATCCCTCTGCAATGTGCCTCTTTTAAAGGCACGATTAGATATAAGTTGCCGAGTTAATAGCGATAAGATTAAGCTCATCAGCTGTCGCTGCAAAGTTAGTAGGCGTCCAGATGTATTTCATAGATGCTGAAGCAGCAAGCTTAGTTACATTGTTGAAAGAGCACCCAGGATCAAGAACGATGTCTGCGCTAGATCCCGAGCTAAAAGTAAATGCCACAGCCATAGCATTAGCATGGTTAGCACTAAATGCCAAGAACTGACATCTCTTAAAGATCGCCCAGGTATAACCACTTGTGTTAAGTACATTTACGAATGTGGGCTCAGTATCCGTCAAGGCTGCCAAGAAGATACAATCTTCAAACACAGTCAACGAACCTGCACCCAAGGTAACATTCGGAGTAATCTCGTCTCTCGGAACGGTATCAGTTCCAAACACACAGTGATTGAAGTAATTCTCCGAGCCAGTAATATTCACTCCATTATAGCTTGCGTGGTCTCCTTGCGTAGCAGTCATAGGCCCACCGAAATGAACATGGTCGAAAGCATTTCTCGCACCACTAATAGTCCAGCCTATGTAATCCGCTCCAGTCCCATACCCATGCATAGTATAGATATTACTAAACTCATTCCCTGATCCACTTACTGTGATCATCGGGCTTGCTACAAAGTTATGGCCAATCCTGGCCCGTTGGTTCATCATTTGCTTAGGCGCCAGGCCAATCAGCTTACTATTACTCTTTGCCCAGGTCAGCATTGATGTCAGGGTATGACTATCAGGACTGAGATAGATAGTATCATTTCTCCCTGAATCAATATTAACATAAGCATCGAGCAGGTTAGTTGCCAGCTCACTTGTTCTCAGTTTAATCTTATCTCTCAACCAGGCATAAGTAGCCCCACTTCCAGAGCAAGCATAAATCTCCTTGCCTGTAACCAAGGGCCCAAGCTGTGCCTGCACACTCGCACTCAAAACATTTCTATTAAGTCCCATAATTTCTCCGTTGTAGTTTACCCCAGCTCTGCTGGATACTAGAGAAAGATTATTAAATTCCTGGAACCTTTTCAACTATTGAAAAAGTCCCAGGATCTTTAAAGGTTAGTCGTATGCGATATCCGTGAGGACACCCTGGGAATTCCTGCGTTTACATCCAAGCTCCATGTAGCAATACAGGATTGCTTCATAGGCATCGTATCCGGAGATTCTGGACAGGATCGCTCCGTCTTTCTGCATCCACTCGTAGTCACTCATACGATAGCGAGCCAGATCCTTGGTAGTAAGAAAGTATATCTCACCATCAATGGCATCCTCAGGATCAACAGTCAGCGGAACTCCATTGTAGTCCAATGCTTCCCAGCCACCATCAAGCTTCATAGTATTCACAAAGCTTTGCTGGTCTTGCATGAGTTCAAGGTATTCACGCCGAATGGCCTGAGTAGTAATGATCAGATCTGGACCATACCCAACACCAGCCGCAAGCTCAACCTTATCGAACATCTTCTGCATGAGCTTTCTTGTCAGCGCCCGCTGGGCAGCATACCTGCCGCTTGGATGTGAATCCACCTGAGCTTTCCACCAAGTATAGGTGCCCACGGTAAGCCCCTGGAAATAATCCGTGTAGTTCGTCCCACCACCTGCTGTGTTGGTACCATCGACCATAGCGATGTCATCGAGATCAGTATCAGTAACGATACCTCGAAGACCGATGATCTCCTTCCTGGCTCCTGAGAGATAGGTAGTACTCCAGTCATAACTGGCCCAGGGTGTCCGAGATGCCAGAGGCCGGCTATAAATACTTCCTGCTACAGGAGTTCCAGTATCAGTAATTGTGACAGTATCATAATAAGTACCCTCACTGATAACAGTTACAGCGATATCTGTGGTATCTATAGTCATCTCGTGAGTAGCCGCGCTGGTCATACCAGAGATCGTACCTAGTACTCCATCACTATTCCCGTTCTTGAAATACTTTGCTCCAAAGGTAGAGCCGAAGCTACCAAGGTTATTACTACCAGAACAACCACCGGAACCAGTATAAGCCTTCTGTAACTGGACAGAAGTACTGACACCAGAGTTCCACTTTGCCAGAATTCCGTACCCACAGCCCCAGTACATCCGGTTAACTTCTTTCTGCACATCCCGAACGATACCTACGATTTCAGTATCCAGAGCCCGAGCATATGCACCTCGCTCATCCCTTGTCGCAGCAATGGTAGGCCCAGTTACAGAAATCCTACCATATACATGCTGCATGGGCACGGTTGCCTGAACGTGTTTCTGAGAGCCAGCATCAGGCAAAGCCTCATCATCCAGTCTAACACCTCGACCGGTGTTCCTTCCATAGTGAATGTCAATCAATGCTTTCCTGCCAGAAATATCTTCCTCATTAACGTCAAGAACGTCGCTGAGGATATTCCCATGGTTCAGTTGATCCTGAATTGCAGGAAGATAATAATCCTTAAGCACGGTATCATAAGTGCTCAGGATTGCCGCTGTCGTAGTCCAAGCCATTTAAGCCTCCTATCTGAACTTCATGTTCAGAAATTTTCGTGTTGCCTGGAGCGGAGAAACAAAGCCTTCACCTTTATTTCTGAAGGATATTTTCTTATCCCTAAAAAGCGCAGCTGCCCCTCCCTCAGGCCCTTGTTCAAGTAATTTGTTCTCATCAATACTCTGAAGATTTACGCCAAACTCCTTCGCAAACTCCTCGCGAAGTTTTACCTTATCCGATTCCTTCTCTCTGGCCAATCCCGCGGCATGTGTGAACACATCCTTCGATCTGTCCCGCAAAGCCATGGCTATTGCCCTGGATGTTCCATCTTTACCAAGCACCGGATACCTGTTAAGAAGCTCTTTCTCCAGATTAGTCCTGATGATACTGCTCTGAGTCTTATCGATGCTCTCCACTTTTTGCAGTATCTGGTCAACCTGAGTCTTGAGTTCTTGTAACGATGCAAGGCCAGCTAATGCCGCATCTGGAACTTTGTTTCCCGCTGGGATGTTGGGAGCAATTCCTGAGATACCTGAAAGATTTCCAGACCCTCCATCTTCTCCCTTCTTCACTGTTACCCCAGCTTGATCGATCACACCTTCGTCAATCAACCTACTCAATACCTCGAAGGCACCTTCAGCATTTTTGACCAGTGATCCAGTGTCTATACCGTACTTCGCAGCAGCTTGTTCTACAACTTGAAGAGACTGAATCTTTTCTTGCAGCGCATTCTGCGAAGCAACCATTTGCTCCACATCCTGAGCTGTGAAAGTCTTATCTCCGATGGTTATTCCTGCTGCGGGAGTTCCTGCTCCAGGATCTCCTGCTGCGTTAGCCGCACCTTCTTGACCACCATTCTTAATTTCTACTGCCATCTTAACTCTCCTTTATATTTTTGTAAATAGTTCTTTAATCCCACCTACTCCTCGGGCGTACATTACAATCCTGGGAAGCAGATGAATAAACTTAGACAATCTATAAGAAGCATAGATCTTAGGAATACCTTGTCCATCTATAGCTATCTTAGAAGATAGTACATCTTTGAGCTTGGTCTCCCAGATCTCCTCAGCTTTTACAAAACACGAGACGAAGTTATTCCATTCTTGCTGAAGATCGCTGAGTTCAGGTCTTGCCTCTTCCGTCTCTTCCGGTTCTTCTATCTCTTCTACCATACTCTCCTCGGCTTCTAACATTATCTTATTCCTCCTTTAGCCATCATAGCTTCTTGCATCATTCTCTTTCTTGCTACCTCAAGCATCTGTTGATGTTGAGCGCAGTGAACTACAAATGCCATTTCAACGAGCAGGAACTGTTCTATCTCCTGCCTATTCCCTGAAAGCTTTCTCTTCTGATGTTCTGAGTTCTTTCTTGCCAGTGAGTGTACCTGCATGTGTGCAGCATGATTATCATAGTCATTTATCCTTATCTGTTTCTGAGGTTGAGCAAACATACTCTCGTTCTCTTTCTTAGCTATCTGCTCATCCCGATAAGTATCACTATAGATATTCTCGACCACAGCATCATCAAGCATCTTCTGTACAGTTCTCTGAGTATTAGGATCGGCAGGATTACCATATAATCCTCCTTGATATCTCTCCATAACCTGACCCTGTCTGGCAGTCCTGCTATCTGGAAGCGAGCTCTCCTTCTTCACATTCACATCAGTGTTGTTCCTAAGATCCGCTCCCTTGAAACTAATAACCTCATACTCTTCACCACTTCCTGAGATCTGTAGCATTCTCTCGTCAGAGTATCCTTTCTGAATTCTCTTAAGAACTCTTCCCATAGAAGCTTCAAGACCTTCTTCAAACACGGCGTGAGTAGGAATATTTCCATAGTCATCTTGCTCGAGCAGTACCTGTACCATCTCAGCACTTCTGATGTCACTTCTATTCGTTCCTGAGGTAACCTCGTGTTGATAATACAACTCCATAAAAGCACTAGAGAGATACTGAAGCATTTGCTGATATGAAGTAGGTAAAGCCTTAATAGTAACATGCTCAGGTTTAATCCCTAGCTGCGGAGTATATTCCAGCATCTGGCCGAAAGAATCATTTGGAGCTTGCTGTAAGTTAGAACCTCTGGGAATTAACCACTTTCCTCTACCCATTGTTCTGTGAAACTCAGCTATATCACTAACAGTACTATTCCACATTTTCTGCAGCCAAATCGCTGGTTCAGCTGTAGCCATACCCCAGAATATTCCCGGAATCTCGATATCTTTAAACTGCTCCATATGATAAAAATCAAAGGGATAATCCTTTTCTTCCAGAATCACACCATTGGCTCCACACCTATACAATCCCTTAGGATACTTCTCGTTGGGCTGAATGTACAACTGCATTTCAATAGCACTTTCAATCTTCCCTTGTCCCCTATTGCTAAACGTATTAGTCAATCCCATGAGATTAACTACATTAACATCCTCAGATCTTACCTCTTTTCCCTTCTTTCCATAATACTTAGGATAGTATTCCAGCGGCCTAATCTTGGCCTTAATCATCCAGGGCAGGCTATGAATATCTCCATCGTTCAACCCATAAGCTGGAACAACAATCTCAAACGGAGACCAAACACCACAGGTAGCATCGCCTTGATAAACTACCTTCATAGATACCGGATCTACCTTCACCGGCCCTTTCTTAGGATTCCACCTATCATCCAGAAAAGCATTTCCGCAGGAGTATATCCATCCAGCCAGCACCCGCATCTTCTTCTGCATCTGGTCAACTTTCCAAAAACTCTTCAGTACTTTCGTACCAACCCTAGCACTTTCTATATCCTCATCATCATTACTGCTTGGTACGCAAGTCATGATAGGTCGGTTTCTTATTAACCGAGAAACTTGCTTTCTATATCTCGGCAGAATCTTATTATCTATAATCCTTAACCTACCCTTCCTAGCAGCTACTTGCTGCAAAGTCTGAGCAGTAAGATTATAAAACGTATATTGCTTGCCAGCTAGAAATCCCAGATTTATAATCCATTGTTGCTCGAAGGGTCTCCGGAGCTCCATACCTAGATCATACAGATCCTTGAGCTCTGCCCAGCCAGTATCAGGCTGTCTGCCTCCTCTTCCTTTTATAATTACAGCCATATCATCCCCGCTCCAACCTTTTCAATAGTTGAAAAACTTTAGGGTTATTCAAACAAATCTGCCCTCGAAGGTGGCTTAACAGACGGCTCTGCGCCTACTGTGCCTATCAGATGCTCCAGGTCTGGAAGTTCCGAAGAAGGAATATCTGAAGGATACGGAGTATAAACAGAAAGTTCCTGAAAATTTCTGCTCATAAGCCGATCAAGAGTCTTGTTAAGTTGTGATTGGAGATTAGAGATAATCTCCCTCTGAGTGTCAATCACAGATTGATAGTAAAGAATTTGTTCCTGGGCAACAAGTAATTTATTTAGCGCTGTTAATACCTCTTTTCTGAAACTCATGATTACTCTCCTTTTATTCGGTATTTTTTAATCAGTCTATCTATATATTCTTCTTGAAAAAGTTTTTCAAACTCTGGACCTAGCAGCTCTGTCGCTGCGTTCTCTGGAGTAGCCTCAGCGAATGCTTTATGCTTTTTCCCAAAAGCTTCTAAGTATTCATCAAAGACAACTCTTAGTGGCAATCCGTGGGTTGCTATTTCGTCAGAAGCACTTCTTGCCATAGCCTCTGTTGGATCATGACGAAAATAAGCAGACCTTCTGAGAAAATCAAAAGAACTTAGTCTTTGTTCTCTGTTAAGACCACGCTCTTCCCCAGCTTTTAAAGCACCTATCAAATTATCGTCAATATCATATTTGTAGTTGACCAGTTCATCAGCTATAGGATTCGTACCCGCGTACTGACCTGCATGAATAAACTCATGAGCTGCTGTCTTACGAGCGGAGAAAGGGTCGAGCGCCTGGTTTACGTCTAAATCTATCAGTTTCTCTGTATGATGAAACTGCCCTCTTCGTCCTTCAGGAAGAGGTTTATGCTTAATACTCTCTATCCAATCAAACTCAGCCTGGGTTACTTGCTTATCTAGCATTTTATATATTGACTGAGCCTTAGCCAAAAACATCTCTCTTTCTGGTCCTGCAAGTTTGCTTCCTGCAGCTGCCGCGCTTTTGGCAAACTGCTTTAGGCCTACACTCTTAAGCATTGCTCCAGTTTCTGGGATTATACCAGAGACCCATTCCTCATAGACCTTTGCGTTTTCAGGATTACCCATCCATTTCTGCATATCTTCATAAGAACCTACACCTTCCAAGGCAGGAGCTTTATTAGTAAGACTGGATTCTATCATAGATATAGGTATGGTTGTAATAGCTTCTGCTATAGAACGCAAGGTCTCGCCGAACATACCCATAGGAGCTTTCTTGTTTTCCCTCTCATAAAAATCCATCATTCCTTGAGCCCAGCCGAATCCTTCTTCTGCCATGATCAATCCTCCAAAGCAAAATCTATCCAGGAACTGGGTAGATAATCTGAGTCATCCTTGTATATCTTTTTGCCAAGCAGATCTAGAATGCATCTCTCATCGAGATTTTTTGGTTCTTCGACCTTGGTGAACTCTGATAACCTGGTAAAATCCTGTGGACTTCGAAGAGTTTTCTTGATCTCTTCTTTCTTCATCAGAGGACAAAGCTCGTCTAGTTGCAGCGCAATGCCAAAGCTTATAACCATATCATCGTGACAGCCAGCTTTAGCTTGAGCCTTACCAGTTGCCGAGAGCACAAAGGTCATGAGCTCTCCAACTAATCTATGAGAATTCAATTCTCCTATAGCATCTATCAACCAGGATTTTATTCCACTGATCAGTGCATTCCTAGATACTCTATCTGTTCTCCAACCCTTGCGATAGCTTACTTCTCCTTTAGATACATCATATCTTTGAGCCATGAAGAGGTTAGCTATACCCATATCTGCAGCATAGTTAAATGTACTTAGCCCTGGACCTGTAGTCTCTATTCCTACCCAAGGAGCCAGATAGGTTTTCTTAGTCTCAGGAGAATAGAAATCAGTTATGATCTCTACTACATTAGCCAGAAGCACTTCATCTATTCTAGAATAATATACAGCATCAACAGAATGCTTATTCCTGTTATAAACTGTAACAACGGCAAAGTCTCCATCCTCTACACCCTCAACCACATCTACCCCGATAGCATACTGATGTTCCTGATTATACATGCTGTATATAACTAGGTAGCCTTCTGGCTCTGCTGGAGCATTACCTTTAACAATCAGCTTCTTTAAAGGTATATCTACGAATCCCCAAAGCAACGGTTTATCTGGAAGGTTCTTGTAAAGCTGCAAACTTCCCCAGGCTTTGCCATCAAAAGCAGGAGAACCTGAACCAAGATAATCCATATCTAACTCTTGTGCAATCTCCCTCGGAGTTCTTCTTTTAATCTGCTCGTCGTACCAGGGACTATGCAGTTCTTCGCTAGGTTTCCAAAGCTCTCCAAGTCGTTCCTTGTCATTCTCGTTGGGAGCTGGCCATAGACAGCTAAGTTGGGATGACTTCTCAGGATGTCTTGTCCAAGGTAAGCTCCGTTTAAGAGTTCTACCATCTGTGACAAGTTTGAAATACTGTCCTCCAGCTCCAAAAGGAGTGCTGTTAGCAACTCTTGTTCGAGTCGCATCTCCTCCTGCTGTCCAGGCTTGTACATCGGTACTCTCCCACTTAGCAAACTCGTCATAGAGAATTGCTAAGAATCTACCACCTGTAGAGAAGTTAGCATTATTACTCTCTCCGATTATCACGCTTCCAGTTTCAGGATTCTCTAACTTAGAATAAGTATCATGCTTCCTGGTATTCAATCTTGCTGGCCTAAGCCAAGCAGGTAGACGATAAAGGATGTATCTGAGTTTTGGAAACAATGCTCTCATATCACCTTTTCTGTCTACATAGTCTTCGACACGAGAACCCAGAAGAAAGTCTGCGCCACCCTGAGGGCTGAGCCAAAAGTGCAGGAAGACTCCTAGAATCATCCAGGTAGCTCCCATGTCACGAGATTTTTCCCAGACCTCGTCTCGGCCAAGCTGAATAGACTCAGTTAATCCTGCTATATCCTCGTCCTGATATTCCCAAGTACAAAAAGGCTGGTGCTGGAAAGGACGTTTCCTTACATCCAGGGTATAGTAGAAAGCATTAAATGCAAAGAGTACATCTCTATGGAAAAGCTCAGTGATCACTTTCCTGAAACCCATATCAGATCTAGCCCTTCGAAGCAACTCATATCTCCAGGCGAGATTCTTTTGTGGGTCCTTAGGATATTTAAATTCTGCTTCCACTAGATAACCTTTGCTGATTCTTCTTTAACTCTTTCTAGGATTAATGCTATCTTCTCATCAAGAAGTTTCTCGAAACTAGATTGTCTGACAACCTTCCAGATACCTCCTAGCTCTACCTTAAGGGCCTTGACAAAGTCCTCAAGGTCCATGGAGATCTCGATCTCTTCCAGAGTGATTGCTGTTCTGATCAGAGGTTCATGCCAATATCTAGATATAGTTACTTTAGTCTTCATTTCTGGATAACCCTAAGCATAGATATATCCCAGACAATACTTGTTGTTAGTTCCATTCCATGCTTAATAGTAAGTTGTTTATAGTCCTCCATAAACAATTCTTTCTTTGCTTTAAAATCAGCTAATAGCGTTTGCTTAGCTAATTCAAGCTTATTCTCAGTACTAACTATTTTAGACTCGTCCATCTTTTACTCTCCTATTTAATACCTAACTTAACCGCCTCTGCTATTCTTGCAGTGATAATATCTAATGTTAATTGTGCTGCTGCCAATCTACGTTCAGCTATTTTCTGTTCAGTTAAGAGTTGATTATAAGAAACTACAACTTCGTCTTCTGTAATAGTTGTGATTTTTATCTCTGTGTTACTTGCCTTTGTGATTACCTGCATAGTTACTCTCCCTATTTAGTTGTTTCTGCTGTACTTCCTAAAGAGTTTTTTTCTAGGTGTATACCTAGTTGAGTTATAAATACAGAATTTGCGAATTCCGTCCCACCTGTGGCAGCTATCCTTTTTATCCTAGCTTTGATCTGAGTTCCTACCAAGTAATTTGTAAGTGTAAGATTTCCCATATCTAAATAAAAACATGTCAGGGAGGGAGAATTTTTAGGTATGGTGTATTCTGCTGATAAACTCTGCTCCGACCATACAGCATTTTCAGCAGCATCCACTAAAGCCAAAATAACCTGAAACTTCATATAGTTAAGTGCCGTAGAACTAGAGTTGCCTTTTATTGTAAGATGTAAATGGACATGACCAGCCGTTCCTTCCTTCCACCAATGAGGCAATTCATTTGCCGGGCAGTCTATATACTCATTTACGTCGAAAGCGTATTCTGCAGTATTGGTTGTAAATGTCTCCCAGTTAGGATAGTTAGCTGCTGGAACTTTACCAGCAGAGACAGCAAATTGTAGATCGTCATAGACAGAAGTCTGTAAAGCAAGATATACGCCGCTGCCCAATTCCACCGTTGTAGGAGCATTTAGAATCAATTTGCCTGTTCGATTGTCTATATAAGAATCTGTACCATTATGATAGATTTGTAAGTCTTGAGCTACTCCTAATTGTATTTTTTGACTATCCTCTACTATATTAATATGAGCATGACTCTTGATTTCTCCAGTAAAATAAGTGGTGCCACCAGTTACTTTCTGAATAGAGATGTTGTCGATTGTACATACAGTGGCGGCACTCTTTTCTATATTTATATTCTTTGCGGCATTAGTCGCAAGAAATACTTGACTCCATGTAGTAAACTGCCAATCCTCAAACATCACAGAAGTTATAGAAGCAAAAGTAACTCCACCAACAGAGATAGTTATAGCGCCAGCTGTAAAATTCGTTATATCCAAAGATATCTTATATATCTCTCCAACTACTAAAGGAGTAACCATTCCGGCTGCAGTTTGGTATAAAATACTAAGAGACCCAGCACTAGCAACTATAGTATTAGATGAATAAGACCAACCTGTTGTTAGTATCCAACCCTCAGCACTTCCAGTAAAAGTGCCATTAGTTACCTTTTCAATCCCTGATAAGGTAGCTGAATCACAGATAAGAAAATTAGCCCCATATATTAGTACCTGGGACGCCGAGTTTCCTAAAGTTAAACAAGATGAAATATGAGACTCTTGGGATATTCCTACACAAACAGACGAAGTTCCTCCCTCATAGGAATTATAGCCAAGAACAATGCTATTTTTCTTTGAGCCAACAAGGGTACCACCAACAACTACCGAAGATGTGCCCCTGGCGATACTGCCAGTCCCAATCGCTAATGCTTTTTCTCCTCCTGAGACACCATCCCAGCCAAAATTAATAGCTCCTACCTGAGTTGCCGTCCCATTAATACTAAAAGAACTTAAACTTGAGTCCCAAAAAACACTTCTCTCTACTGTCTCTCCATACAATCTAAGATCATAAGTAGTTCCTAGTGTAAGTACTGATCCATCCCAAGTTAAGGGTAATCCTCCAAAGACTCCGTTTTCATTAAACTGAAGCTGAGTGTTAGAACCACCAGGATTTGTAGGATTTGTAGGATTGCTTATCTTCATATTACCTTATAAGTATAATTCAGCACCTTTCCTGCAGATGCACAATAAGCATAAGGAGTCTGACTTGCTCCTAGCAAGATCTCAGCAGATCCTCCATTAGCCTTAAGAAGAATTCCTCCAGAATTACTATTCGCGTAGCCTATATAAATATTTGTATCAGAAATATTAGAGACATTAAGTACAAATCTAGCTGCCGGAGGACTGCTTAGCACTGCATACGCAGTATCCGCAAGAGTCAGGGTAGTTGTTCCATTTGCTGAGGTTCCTGTAGGAAAATCGCTATACACTCCAGCAGCGATTGTAGCCAGGTTCCCGTCCTCTTTAGCTGGGTTAATACTAGCTTTAGCTGCATCTACCAGACCAGTCTTTTGATCAGCGTTAGTCTGGTTAGCTGCCGTGGCTACGCCAGTGAGCGTTACATTTAATGTATCCGTAGATATTACTGGCTGCTCCATGGCCACAAAATCCAGAGTTCCAGTATCCCATACATAGACACTGGACTTGTCTAGCTTTTCTGCCCACGCAGTACCATTCCACCAATACTCATTATTAGTATCTACCTCTACAAGCGTAGCTCCAGTCTGAGTGCCATCTAGTACAGGCTTGGTATCTGAGCTAAGACAAAAGTAATGCTTTTGATTGTGCCAGCTAAAGGCCATTTATCCTTCCCTCATCAGTGTTGAGAGCTCGGCTGCTCTCTGCCCTACTTGCGTAGCCCAGCGACTTTGGAGCATCTCTTGAGCAGCGTCTTGAAATCTCTCTTCTACAATAGCCTTAATCATGCGATAAAATCCTCGGAAGCGGGAGCTTCCCAGATTATACATCATATCTATTAAGGCATTCTGTCTGTTCTGAGTAAGCCCAACAAAGTTAGGGAATATTTTAAGAAGTTCTTTGACTGCTACAGCTATATCATTCTTGAGCATAAATTCCGCTTCGTCCTTAGATATACCTACACTATCGAGATTTCTACCATAGCCTATAGTGGTAAATCCTACTGAGTCCTTATAAGGTCTCAAGCTTAATCCTTCGTGCTTGGCTATCATAGCCATTAGATTTATCATATCAACCTCTTTTAATGTATGGATCTGCCTTAAGTCCTATAATTTCTTCTGCTGTTGCCATGAGATCAAACTTCTGCCAGTACCCAGGCCACACCCTAACCACTCCCCATTTAAACCAGCGCTTTGTCCAGTCTCGGAATATAACCACCGGAGTAACAATGGGGTCTGGTATCCAGGGATGGTCTTCTTTCTCAAATCTCCCTACATCAATCAGATTACAATATTCCATAATCTCGAAGTAAACTTCTGCAGCAATAGCTTTGGTTATTCCTGGACAAACGTTTTTCCTACAGAGTATATCATGAGCTGTGCCAGCTCGTATGTTCGATCCTCTAAAAAATGGTATACTCTCAAAGTCATACACAAATCCAGCTGGTCCTTCTATTCTTGACCTCAGTCCATACTTTCTAAGTACGGAACTGTCAAAAACAAAGGGTTCTATAAGCCTGAACCATTTGGTATTATCAAGACACTCTGTTCTAAGTGGAGTATATATACAAGTCATATCCTACTCTACGCTCTATATTCCAAGAGGAACCTAGACATCTCTACTCCTGGTTATTTATATTTGCAGGAGTTTCCGGTGGTGCTGCAAATCTTACTCCAAACGGAGGAACTGTTTGCAGTAAAGTATCATCACCCCAGTTAATACCAGATCTATCTCCGTCGTGAAGAGCCCTAACACCTACAAAATACCTGCCTTTAACTCCGATCGTGATAGTAGATAAAATCGCCGCTGTCGTTGCTACAACAACAGGATTGGTTTTATTAATATCTGTTACGGCGTTAACCATGAGAACTTCATAAGTCACACCTGTGATAGGATCGCCGTCTGTATCTTTTGTAACAGCATCCCAGCCAAGAGTAAACTGCTTAGTATTCTTGAAGTCAACTTCCAGGGCACTTGCTTCAACTGCGAAAAAAGCTATAACCAGACTAACAGCGATAAATACAAAATGTTTCATTTCTTGTCTCCTTTAAGATTCTCTCCAATGTGTTGGTCTGCCACCAGTTCTGTCCATCAATATACCTAGGCCTTCCCGAAGAGAAGCGTATTGAGCATTCAATGAGACAAAGTCTCTTTCTCCTCGTTCTAGATCTCTTCTATGATTTTCGTGTCTTTGCAGGTTAGCTATTTGAGTTTCTCTAAGCTCTCTTATCAGAGAAACTATTTCTTTGTGGGCTTCGCAGGGAGAGCCATAAGGCACAACCTTGTCATCATACTTAGGCTTAATCTTCATTAATCCTAGCTTTTGCAATCCGTAAAGCACCGTTGCCGTACCTCCAGTCACAGTAATAACAGCAGCAATAATCATATCCAGATCATTAGAAGTCAGCATTAAATACCTATAACTATATGTACACACAGCTACTTAGCTATGCATTTTGTTCCTCGAAAGTACCTTCCTCGGACTCTACCATATCCATGACTTCTCGGTAAAGTTCCTCTTTGCTCATTTCCTTAGGATCAAGCGAGCCTTCGAGATTAATGTTCACAGAGCGCTGAATTGGTGCTCCATCGGGAAAACCTGTCTTGTCTAAGATACGAAATGCCGTAGCACTACGGAGCTTTCTGTCTACGTTCTTATCATAAAGATCCTCAGCTATTACTTCCATAGCCCTGGGCTGCAGAAGCTGAAGTTCTTTTCTGACATCTATTACACTAAGATCTGCTAGGGCTTCCAAGCGTGCAACTTCTGCTTTGTACAAAGGTGAGTGTACGATCGTAGTTATCGCTGCCGGTGTCATATGGTAGAGGAGCGCCAGCTCTCCTGGGCGTAGCCCCATAGATACTTGCATTCTTGCCATTGCTCGGTGGTGAGGATGGAGATATCCTACATTTACTCTTTGAGCATCTAACAAAGCTGGTCTACCCATGATCTTTCTCCTTGATTGTCATTGATCCTATCTTAGCACAAAGTGCTTTTGAGCGCAAGCTCGCTTGCACGGTTATGTCGGGGAGCTGAGGAGATTGATATGCAACACTCTTTCTTACCTCCTAACCAGCGTTGGGAATTCAAAAAATGGAATGGGTATTTTTTGGGCTCTTTTCCCCCGCGCCGACAAGTCAAAACCCCCAAGGGCCTAGCAAAAAACAGCATAAAACAGCAGAAAATAACAGCTAATAACAGCAGAAAACAAGGAATAAGGGCAAACAAAGGCAGAAAATAATAACAAAGACTGGCAAACAAGAACAAACACATGAATAGAATTAAAATAGCACAAAGCAACCAATTCATATCATACGCATGGCTCAATGGATAAATCATCATTGCAGGTTATCCCGGCCAACCAATGGTAAGCCCGACAAAACCAGATGAAAACAACATGATACGCATGAATATGCTGGTACAATAACAAACAAACCAGATACAATATATGATACACCTAACCTATTGATATGATTAATCATTCAGGCAAGGCCTGAAATGGTACAATATCCTGTACTTTGACAGGACAAACCACAAAAAGGCCATGCCATACCAGCTTCTAACCTATTGAAATAACACGGGAATAAAATTTCTCCCAAATATTGACTTTTGGCATGGCACATGCAATAGTATCAGTCATCTATTAATTGTTATTTGGTTCTGTTGGTTGGAGGTCCGACAGGACAGGTTCTTTGAAAACTTTATATTGGTTATTTGTTCGCACCTGCCTGTCTTGCCATGAAAGGAGTATAAAAAATGGCAAAAGAGAACGCAGAAGTAACAGAGAACAAAACGGTGGAATACACACCTATAGTTGTCGAGGTACACCCTGAGCACACTGGAGCAAAGGTAGCCTCGGTTAAAAGGTGTAAGGATAACGCAACATCCTTTGAGTGTATGTTGGCAATTCCCTCAAATGACGCAGACGCCCAGGCCTTATACGCTTGCGATATGAATGAAATTATAAAAGCTGGCGTACGGCAAATGGGTTATGGAGACCATGTTTGGGAGTCTCGCAAAACCAAGGACGGGAAAAAGCTTGGTTTGAAGGAACAGGCCTTAAAAGACGGAGAGGACATGTTTGGAAAGAGTTTTCTTAATAAACTTGCCAAGGCCATGAGGGAAGACATGGCGCGCCCGAAGGTGCGTGAGGCATCAGGTGGCGGAATTAAGGCCAAGGCTGCAAAACAAGAAGCGGAATTGAGGGAGATCTACTCCCAGCACGGTTTGGTTTACGGCCAGCATACCATAGCTGACCTGCAAGCCGCAATGATGAAAAAGCTATCCGGCAAAAAGTAGTCACTTAACATAAAATCTATCCGGCAAGGCAGGCAGGCGTGAATGAATAACCAAGAAAAACAAAGGAGAAATTATGGACAGCGAACTGGATAAACAATTGATACTGATGTACGGAAACAGGCTGGTGCCGTGTCTGCAGGAGGTAAAGACGAGGCTGGACATGGTTGTAACGGCATTACTATATGCCGGAAACCAAGGGAATAATCCACTATGTGAGATTAATAAACTCTTTGAGCGTATAGGTAAGTAAACCTCTCACATAAGCCTTAGAGGAGAAATCCTTTAAGGCTTTTCTCTGTCCGTTCACCGCTCCAGCCTACCTTCCCAAACCTCCCTCTTTTTCAACAATCGAAAAACTTCAGTATTCCCAAACTTTCGAGATATGCTTCCGGCACCTCAGAAGCTCCGCACCTCGGCGTTATCAATGATAATTAATTGTTATAAAATACAACCCGTACTTCTATTCATTTCCATTTTTATGTGTTCTCGTTTGTTCTTCTCTTCTCTATTTCTCTATTCTTCTCTGTTTGTCTAACGCTCAGTTCCTGTTTCTTCTTTCTATTCTTTAGATATTTTTTTTTTTATAGAGTAATAAGAACAACGCTCAATAAGACAAACACAGAACAAAGAAGAAACGAGAACAACAAATTGACAAATGAACAGAAGTACGGTACCATATTTATAACAATTCATAATAACGGCGCTAACCTAA